CATTGATCACTGCAACTCTCATTCTTCCTTCAAGGACAAGGTTGAGATGTCAAATCTTTGTCAGGAAATAACTTTACCAACCAAACCACTTCAGCATATTGATGGTGAAGGTGAGATTGCTCTTTGTATTCTCTCTGCAATTAATGTTGGTAAAGTTAAGTCCGATATTGAGTTGGAAAATCTTTGTGATCTTTCTGTTCGTGCTTTAGATGAACTCATTGACTATCAAGAGTATCCTGTAAGGGCAGCAGAGATTGCTACAAAGGCACGTAGGTCTCTTGGAATAGGTTTTATTGGACTGGCACATTATCTTGCTAAGTTGGGTTATAATTATGCATCTCAAGAAGCATGGGATGCTGTTCATGGACTTTCTGAATCTTTCCAATACTATCTTTTAAAGGCTTCTAATCAAGTTGCTAGAGAAAAAGGTGCTTGTGAGTATTTCTCTCGTACCAAGTATGCTGATGGTATTTTGCCAATCGATACATATAAAAAGGATGTAGATGAGATTTCTAATATCAAGTATGAGCATGATTGGGAGGATCTTAGAAAGTCCATTTTGGAACACGGACTCCGACACAGCACATTGTCCGCACAGATGCCTTCGGAGAGCAGTTCCGTTGTGTCAAACGCAACAAACGGAATCGAACCACCTAGAGGATACTTGTCCGTTAAGAAATCGAAAAAAGGACCTCTTAAACAGATTGTTCCATCATATGCATCATTAAAAAATAATTATACTCTATTGTGGGAAATGCCTAACAATATAGGTTACATAAATGTAGTGTCTGTAATGCAAAAATTCTTTGATCAGGCTATATCTGGTAACTGGAGTTACAATCCAGAAAATTATCCAAACAATGAAGTACCAGTTTCAGTTATGGCAAATGACCTCTTAACTACATATAAGTATGGGTGGAAAACTTCATACTACCAAAATACATATGACAATAAGACCGATGAGGTCTTAGATGAAAAACAAAATAAACTTGATGAATTAGTTAAAGAATTAAGTTCAGCAGAGGAGGAAGCTTGTGACAGCTGTGCAGTTTAAACTCACCCAAAAAGACAGTATTCATGGAATGACTGTTTTCAATTCAGAAAATGTAAATACCAAGAAGCAGCCAATGTTTTTTGGCAAACCATTAGGTGTTCAAAGATATGATTCATATAAGTATCCTATCTTTGATAAATTGACTACTCAACAATTGGGATACTTTTGGAGACCAGAAGAAGTTTCATTGCAGAAAGACCGTGGAGATTATCAAACACTTCGTCCAGAACAAAAGCATATCTATACAAGTAACCTCAAATATCAGATTATGCTTGACTCCGTACAAGGGCGTGGTCCTGGGATGGCTTTTCTACCTTATTGCAGTTTGCCCGAGTTAGAAGCATGTATGACTGTTTGGGAATTTATGGAAATGATTCACAGTCGTTCTTATACTTACATAATTAAAAATGTCTATTCAGATCCTTCCGAGGTATTTGATAAGATTGTCACTGATGAACGGATTCTAGAACGTGCTTCAAGTGTTACAGGTGCTTATAATGATTTCATCAACCATGCTCAGCAGTATGGTATTGGTAACATGTGGAAGGATGATTTTCGTGATACCTATCCATCTCAAGAAGAAATCAAAAATGTCAAACGAAAACTCTATAGAGCAATTGCAAACGTTAATGTTCTTGAAGGTATTCGGTTCTACGTTAGTTTTGCTTGTTCTTTCGCCTTTGGTGAACTCAAACTCATGGAAGGAAGCGCTAAAATCGTCTCACTCATTGCAAGAGACGAAAACCAACATCTTGCAATAACACAAAATATTATTAATAAGTGGAAGAGTGGTGATGATCCAGATATGAAAGAGATTGCTAAAGAGGAAGAAGAATGGACTTATTCCTTATTTAATAATGCTGTGGATGAAGAAAAGAAATGGGCCGAGTATCTTTTTAGAGATGGCTCTATGATTGGATTGAATGACAAACTACTTAAGAACTATGTTGAGTGGGTTGCTAATCGTCGTATGAAGTCTATTGGACTTAAACCAGTATATGACATTCCTGCAAAGTCTAATCCTTTGCCTTGGACTGAACATTGGATCTCCTCTAAAGGACTTCAGGTGGCACCACAAGAGACGGAAGTTGAGTCTTATGTGGTGGGTGGCATCAAGCAGGATGTCAAGGCAGATACGTTCTCTGGATTTAAACTATGATGGAACAGTGGGCAATCAAGTTAATGGCAGACAATACTGTAAAACTGTCTGATGAAGATCTGAGGTTACTTAGATATGGACCACAACCTTGGTTGCCTCATGAAGTTATGAGATATAATTTTTTAAAATTTAAAGTTAAGGAGGACTAAGGTCCTCTTTTTTTATGTGATTATATGTACTTTGGTTAATATATGTAAAAAAGAAACAAATGTTAGTGAACTAACACAAACTATTCTATATAGTATAGAATTTGGATCTACGATATGTCCTGAATATTATTTCTTTATCATGTCTTACATTTAAACAATGTGTATTGGAGGAAAACATCATGCATAACCTACTATCGAAATCGCAATTGGAAGAATGGCATCATTTTGAAGATACTGTCGATCAACTTGAAGTTGAAAATCAAAAAATTAATGACTACTATGAGTGCCTGATTGAGTGCGATGCATTAGGACAACACGAATGTAAAAAAATTTGCAGGAGTATTCTTATGAAGTAAACTCAAAGACATAGAATCTCTGCACAAAGACCCGCAAGGGTCTTTTTTTTGTCTAAATATTCTAGACAATAAAATATATGAATGGTGGATTATGAAAATCCTTGGACTTACATGGAACGAATTTTTGATAGCAGTGATGTTGGGGATCACTTTGGCTTTGTTTACCTTATTACCAATCTCACAAATCAAAGACAGTACATTGGTAGAAAGTATTTTTGGTCGTTCCGAACTCCAAAAGGAAAGAAACGTAAAGTAAAGCAGGAGTCCGACTGGAAGAATTATTATGGTTCTTGTCCTGAATTAAAAGAAGATATCAAAAAAATTGGTAAAGATAAATTTAAGAGAGAAATAATATCACTACATAAAACAAAAGGTAAAACAAATTTTGAAGAAACAAGACAATTATTTTTAAATAATGTTTTGACCGAATCTCTTAACGGAGAACCTGCATATTATAATAGTAATATTTTAAGTCGATATTTTAGGAAAGATTATTATGATGGTAGTTGATGAATTGTGGGAACAAAGTTCAAAATTGAGTGATAATTATAGTATCGAATTTTATGAGAAGGACATTGCACTTGTAAAAAATATCTTCAAGTATCCAGAATTGGTGTTAAGATTTCAAAAACTATTATCTACCTGGGAATCTGCTGGTAGTGCAAAACCAGGATTGATGTCTTTGAAAATGCCTGCATGGACTGTGTTTCACATTGCAGATGGTTTATTTGAATGGGATTACATATATGAAGAATTTGAATCTGAATATATTTTATTTTATGATGGAAATACTACAAAGTGGAATGATAAACCAGACAATATTGTTACTAATGAATGTTATTTACCCCACACTGATGATTCGGAGTGTGATGGACGTACTATTATTGGATTGGTCAATTTAAATCCAAGAATTGTTAAAACTGGATTTTGGAGTTATATGGGTGAAATGATACCGGATAGTGAAATGATCGATGATTACTATGAATATGCTAGTAGTGCAACTAAAGAAAATTATAAAGATAAAATAAATAATGGTATATTAGACCATAAGTTTAATATTGAATATGGATTTAATGATGCAATTTTTTATAATTCTGGAATTCTTCATCAACCGCATATCGATAAATTTTATACTAGAGAAAATCCTAGAATAATGTTTAGATGTAGTTTCATACTTGACGAAGACGATGATTGTGATGTATAATTGAAAAGCAGAAGAGGTTACAATGGAATCAAAAGTCATCAGTTGTATTGAACATAGTATTGCTTGGGCTGAGAAAAGAATTATGAAAGTTGATGATATTGATGATGCAATTGCAATCTCTTCAGAATTTTATGAATGGTTAGAAGAAGATGAAATTGATCTGCTTTATCTTGACAAACTAGACTGAAAGGTCTATAATTCTTTTATTGGGTCCATAGTTAAACGGATATAACTACCGCCTTCTAAGCGGTTATTCTAGGTTCGATTCCTAGTGGACCTGTCCTCTTTGTAAATTGTCATCGTGAAGAACACATCAGACTCAGGTCAGTATGAATTTGGTGGTCGTCCTGTTACTCCAACCAATCTTCTTCTACTCATAAGTGAGATGGAAGGTACATACCAGCACCTCAAGTATATGGGTTTTAAAGATGATATGAATATAATTGAGGAAATGAAGAAGAGGTATTATAAACTCTACTTCAGGACCAACAATGGCGTGCGGAGTTAGTTCAGCGGTAGAACGCTATCCTTCCAAGTTAGATGTCGTCGGTTCGATTCCGATACTCCGCTTTCTAATAAATTCCTTATAAACTTATTTGATAAATAGTCAATCATGAAAAATAAGAAATTAAAAAAGTTGATTCAAAAACCACTGCGGTTTCACCATCAAGATATTCATGAAGAATTAGATGAAATTAAGGAGAAATTAAATTATGTTATCTGTCAGATGCAAAATTTGCAACACCGAATTGACCAGTACGAGCAAAACTCAGTGTTGCGGATGCTCGAATCAAATGATATTGAAGGAGGACAAGGTTTCAGCCTTGGACCTAAGTGAAGTTTTAATAACTAAAAATGAATTTAGTATAAAAGATACCAGTAATTTATCAAAAACTGATCTAAAATATCAAGAGAACCGTAGGAAACGTAAAGTTCGTAAACTTGATTTTGAGATTAGATAATGTTTTATTCGACATACTTTATCGTCTTAATATTTTTTGCATTAGTTGCAATTGGTGGTTATGAATCTACAATGCGGTTAATTAAATACGTTGACTTAGAATTTCGTTTAATGATTATTCAAATACGAATGTATTTTATGAAACGTAAATTGAAAAAACAATTTAAACAATTTCACCAAAAATACGGAGACAAAAATGTCAGAAACAAAGATCTGCTCTAAGTGTGGTGCAACTTGGATTAATGGTCAACATTATTGGAGTGGCACTGGAGCACTTGGGAATGAAGATGATCTTGCAGGACTTGTTTGTAATAAGTTAGGAAATGATGACTGTATTAATCCAAAAAGAGGTTCTGAATTAGGAATTACTTGGCAAGAACGTATGGATGCACTAAATAAAAAGCAAAATGATTTTAAGAATAATGCCTAGAGGTCGTATGAAAAAGATTGATATTGAGGCAAGAATTTATAAGTTGAAAACTGCTCTTTATAATGGAGAGTATCAAGATAAAAATGGTGATTGGCATGATGGTCACCATGCAGCATTAAACAAAGTTCTCGATATACTAAACGAATACTCTCAATAATTGACATATATTTTGTGATGCTATATAATAACACAATCGGGATGTAGCTCAGTTTGGCAGAGCGCTGCTTTTGGGAAGCAGGGGTCGCACGTTCAAATCGTGTCATCCCGACCATTTGTAACACTTATTTTGTAAATTAATTAAAATGGACGAAACAGAAACCGATTACGAATTGATGGATCCCATTAATGCTCATGTAATTGCAGAACCTCAATTATTTTATGAGCAGGTTATTCCTGATAGTCTTATCAACTTGATGATAGAAGAACTTCCAAAATATAATGACTCATTTGCTCAAGCATCGATTGGTGATGGTGAAGATGGTCAAGTTATAACTGAAACTAGAAACTCAAAAGTTTCTTGGATGTATGAGGATGATTGGGTTTCTTCTATTTTTGCACATTACTTTAATATTGCAAATAAAGAATCTTGGGAATATAATTTAAATTTCCTTGATGGAATTCAGATTACAAAATATCGACCAGGTGATCATTACACTTGGCATTCTGACTATGGAACTGCAGACGATAATAGATACACACGAAAACTGAGTGCTACTCTTCTGGTTACCGATCCATCAGAATATAAGGGTGGAGATTTAGAGTTTATTGATTATCACAATAATCTTGTTGTTGCACCAAAAAAGAAAGGAACAATGATTATTTTTGATTCTAGAGTTCCTCATCGAGTGACACCTGTTACAAGTGGTGAGAGAATTTCTCTTGTTGCTTGGATGCTTGGACCAAAATTAGTTTGATGTTATGACAGAAGAGAGAACAAAATATATTTCTTTTAGTCCATATTTTTCTGGACTAGCAAATATTATTATGTCATATGAAATATTTCTCTCCATTGCAGCAATTACTGGAAGGAAGGTAATTCTTCCTCCAGATTGTTGGATGCTTTTTATCTGCGAATCTCAAAATAAAAAAGACTGGCGAGATATCTGGGAAATTTTTGATAAGAATGTTCTACTAGAAGAGTTTGATTGTATTGGTCATCGAGATGTTCCAGAGTTTCAAGCTAGATTTAATATGATGCAATCTAAAGAATCATATACTGGTAAATTAAAAAAACTTAAATTGGATTTAAATGAAATTATATTTAATTCCGATAAAGAAAGTTGTATTGATCATGATGTACTTGTAAATGGAATTCCCGAAACTGAGGATTTTAAAAAATTTAGTCATAACAGAAACGTTATTGATTTAAATTGTGAGAATCAATTTTTACATTTTGAGGGAAATTTATTTGGGCATTATTGGTATAATGTATATCCAGGTGAAGAAAAAGAAAGAAATAAATTAAAGGATAAAATTAATAGAGTATTCAAATATAATCCTAAGTATTACGAATGTGCTTATGGTGTAGCTGATACTATTGGACCATACAATTCAGTACATGTTCGTAGAAATGATTTTCTAGACACAAGAACTGAAGAAATAGAAGTTTTTAATGGACCGGAAAAACTTTTGCAAGTTATTGATGAATGTCCTTTTGTAGATCCAGAGTTGCCTTTATACATTGCAACTGATGAAGAAGATAGAGACTTTTTTGATAGACTTGAAGAAAAATATGATGTATATTTTTATGAAGATTTTGACTTTAGTGATATGGAAGAATTTGATGAAACAGACCAATTAGATATTGCTGTTATTGATCAAGTTATTTGTGCTATGTCTGAAAATTTCTTTGGCACATACTTTTCAACATTTACCAAAAGAATAAATGTTATGAGAGGTCTTGATGGAAGGCAAGCAGATGATTGGTTTGGAATAAATCATATGCCTGAAGAACCAAATGAAGATGTCACTAGTGCTATTCCCTGGTCAACTCAAAAAAATAATTACTGGCATTGGAATCAATCTTCTCATTATCAATGGATGAAAGAAATTGATGGAAAATTAATAAACGAATATAATACTTAATCATGATTGAAAGTAATAAAGTATTACCACCGATTTTTAGTGATGTTCCTTTTAAAAAAATAAAAATTCCAAATGATTTATATTCTCATCTTAAAAGAGAACGTGAAATTATGGAATTTACTCGGACAGATGTAGAAATTGAATGGGATTCTGTTGTTAATTCATATACTAATGGTGGAATATCTGTTCGTGGATCAGTTAGACCATATACATTAACTACAGATATAACAGAAGATTTATATGATCATTGTTATGAGACAATAACACCAATTGCGGAAGATTGGTGTGGTCAAGATCTTGATATTACATGGGGATATGGTGTAAGAAATTATATTCGTAACTCTATATTACATTTACATAGAGACCGAATAGAAACTCATATAATTAGTTGCATCATTTTCGTTGAACAAAAGTCTAATAAGAATTGGCCCCTTGATTTTTTTGACCATGAACATAATCACCATAAGGTATATTTTGAACCTGGTGAAATGCTTTTATATGAAAGTTTATGTCTTCATGGGAGAATTGAACCTTTTGATGGAAAATACTATAGAAACATGTATTTCCATTGGAAACCAAAAAACTGGGATTATGAACAATTGAAAATGTTGAAGTGTTCTTTTAAATCTCCACTAGAATTTAAAAACTATTATGCAAGAGAAACTGTATACGAAAGAGAAAGAAGAGTTGTGCCAAGAGTCAGATGAAAAACTGGCACAAGAGGAGGTCTCAGAAGAGTATCTGGAGTGGTATCATACACATGATCAGGCACCCTGATCTTACTGCTCCTTTAGCAATCTGGTGAATGCACCGAACTCATAATTCGGCGGAGGTGAGTTCGATCCTCACAAGGAGCATAGGGGTTGACATTCAACTCCATTTATCCTATACTTTATTTGTAAATCCAACTAGACAATGACTATTACGGCAAAATTCAAGAAAGATATTCAAACTCTTCGTGCAGCTGCAGAAGGTGACCTTCTTCTTGATGTAAAGAACCCTAAATTGTTTAAAAAAATTCGTCGTTATTATGAAAATGAAGGAGTTCAGTTTTCTGGTGATCCTTTAGATGATTATGATATTCTTATGGAATGCATCTCTTTTGATTTAAATCCTTCTGAAGTTGGTTGATAAATAATGAAAATTTTGCTTGAGCGGTTTCCTTATCGTTATGTGGAGATGGGAGTTCTAGAAAATGGACTTCCGGATTGTCGTATTCAAAAAGCAGATTCTTATACAAAAAGATATCGTGATTTTTATTTTTGTGACAATTCTATGCAATTGATGACTGCTATGGAAGATTTTGATTACACTAAATGGTTAGATCCAGAAGGTGGTCCATGTTATGTAAAAGATACTTGTAGTAAAACTAATTGAAAATATGTTTAATCTTGGAATTCACGGATCTCATAATGCTGCAGTAGCAATTTCTTTTGAAAATAAAGTTCTTGAAGTTGTAGAAATTGAACGTTTATTTGGAAAAAAGAATGCTGCTTTATTTCTTTATGATGATATAACTAACGTTTCTGAGATATTTCGTAGCGTTAATAATTATTTTTCAGAGAAATATAATGTAACTGAATATGATAATATAATTTATAATTCTGTAGAAGAAGATAAAATGTCCGAGGAAGATTTCCGTGACATTTTTAATTTTGGAAATCTAAAGCATTTTTCTCACCATAAAGCACATGCATTAAGTGCATTTTATCAATCACCCTTTGATAATGCACTTATTATTTCTTTTGATGGTGGTTCTGATGAAATGTTTTTTAATATCTATCTAGTAGATGATCGATATGGTGAATTGACAAAAATATATTCTGGAAAAAATGATTATGCCGTTTCATATATGGCATGTGCTCATTTTATTCCTGCTATAAAAAGAGAAGATATTTTTAAGGGAAACTTAGTTTATTCTGGTAAATTAATGGGTTATGCCGGATATGGTGAACCCACAGAAGAATATATTGAAAAATTTAATGAATTCTATGAAGGACAAACTACTGATGATATTCCAGATGCTATCGAGAGGTTTGGTCGTATATTTGAAGTAGGATATCGTAAGTATTTTAATGAACAGGAAACAGAACCAGAATTTGAAATTTATGGTCCTGGATTTTTGGATGAACAAGATGCTAAAGATATTGCAGCATCAAATCAATTTGTATTTGAACAACGTTTTTATGAAGAAATAAAACCATTTTTAGATACTTATCACGATTATCCTGTTATTCTTACTGGTGGATGTGCTCTTAATATTCTCAATAATACTTCAATTGCTAGAAAAAGAGAAGAAATTTTTATTCCACCAAACCCAAATGATTCTGGTATAGCTCTTGGATGTCTTTTCTCTGAAATATCTCCGTTTGACCCAGTGGACGCTACCTATTTGGGTCCTGATGTTTGGGATAAAATGGAATTATCAAAGTATCTAATTCAGTATCCAGAGTCTTATCCTTGTTCTGTTGATACTATTGGTGAAAAACTTCTCGATGGGCATATCATTGGAGTTGTTCGTGGTAGATCTGAATTGGGTCCTAGAGCTTTAGGTAATAGGAGTTTGCTGTGCTGTGCTCATTTTCCTATGGCAAAGGAATATTTGAATAGTAGAGTAAAACATAGGGAATCATTTAGACCTCTTTCTCCAATTGTTAGATTGGAAGATGTTAATAGATATTTTGAGTGGGAAACTGAATCTAGACACATGACATTCTCACCTAAAGTTAGAGAAGAATATAAAGAAATATTGTATGCTATTACTCATGTGGATGGAACCGCTAGAGTTCAAACTGTAACTAGAGATCAAAATGAATTTATTTACGATCTTCTATCATTTATTGATAATAATTATGAAGTTGCAGTTTTAATGAATACTTCATTTAATGTTGCTGGAAAACCAATATTAAATACTTATAGAGAAGCATTTGAAGTGCTTGAAACTAAACCAATCAATGGTATCCTTATAGACGATCATTATTTTCCTAGTCCTATTATTGATTCTGATGTGTCCCCATATTATGAAGTTCCATAGAACTAGTCACGGATGGACTATAACAGTACTGGTCGGAGCATCATAGTCACGGATGGACTATAACAGTACTGGTGGAGTCAATATGACCCTATTAGGTTTCTTGCTTCCTTAAAGAGCAAGTGGTGCGGATGGAGGAAACTCCCGTCTGGTTTCCAATTTCCAGAAAAAGAATTGGTGGCGAGCCTGAATGACCCGGAGGGATTTTACCCCTCCTTTTTTATGTCATAAATATTAATATGACGTTCAATAGTTCTAAAATGGCAACGAGAGGAACTGCAGGAAAATCTGCAACTGGGGCATCTATGTCAAAGTATGACGTAGAAGTTGAAGCAAGACTTCAAAAACTTGAAGCAGAAGCACATGCTAAACCAACTGGTGCTACACAAGCAAAGGTGGATGCTAGACTAGATGCTCTAGAAGCAAAAGCACACACACCTTGCGGCGGTGGTAGTAAAGGTGCTAAACTGGATGCAGCAGCACTTCCAGCACTAGCACCTAGAAAGACAACTCCTCCACAAGGAAGAATTGACGCACTAGAAGCAAGACTTGAAGCACTGATTGCACAACTTTCTTGATAATTTATGTCAATTGAATTGAAGAGGTTATTCTCTGTTCCTGTTATTAAATTTAAATTTACAAAACACAATCAATACAATTTCCCATTCATTGAAAGGAGTGAAAGAATTCCTGATGGATGGGAAATTTCTTTGAATACTAGTTTCCCATATATTAGAGATGATGATCCTTATATTAATGTAAGTGTTAGAGATAATCTTCGAGAAGACTTATTATGTGATATTTCTAAAGTTTTAAAAAAACTTGAATTGCCTGATAAGATTTGTATGGATCAATTTTGGTATAATATATACCATGACAATCAAGGTCAAGAGCCACATGATCATTCTAGTGGATCTGGGGAGATAAATTCTTATTGGTGCGGTATTTATTATAATAAAGGATCATCCCCAACAACTTTTCATGCACCACATAGGTATATGAAAACTACCATACCATCTAAGACTGGATCTTTAATGGGAAATTTTTATACCGATATTCATAATGTAGAAGTTGAGGATGGTGATGTTATTTTATTTCCAAATTATGTGGTACATGAAGTTAATCCGGATAAAGATAGAAGAGATATGAGATTAACTTTTTCTTTTAATATTGGGGAAGATGAAAGAACTGCATCTAATAGTGGACTGGATGAAAACTTTTGATGAAAATGAAATGATTGAATATATGAATCAGTTTGATATTGATTTATGTGAAATACTTCATGTTCCAAAGTTGAGAAATAAAACAAAAACAATGTCTGAGTTTTACAAATATCCAGTTGATGATGATAGAGGAACAATTGATTTTATGGTTTATCTTGTGAAGTGTGATAAAAAATACGAATACCGTAAAACTGCAAAGGGTAATAGACTTGTTAGTGCAAATATGTTTGATATTAAAATGGTTTTAAGAGAAAACGATAGTGCTATAATTCATACTACAGATAATATTCATGAAACTAAACATGCATTATCTGCATTGAAATTATATGAAAAATATGTTAGTCACCACTTAAAAATGATTGACTAATACACCTTACATGAGTTATAATTGAAATGATATGACTAAACGAATGAAAACAGCATTGATTACAGGAATAACCGGGCAAGATGGATCTTATCTTGCCGAGTTACTTCTTGAGAAAGGATATATGGTTCACGGTATTATTCGTAGAGCATCTATGATTAATACTGCTCGAATTGACCATATTTTTGAACATGAAAGATTAAAACTTCATTATGGAGATCTAACTGATTCTGCAAACATTGTTCATATTCTTCAGAAATGTCAACCTGATGAGATTTATAATCTTGCCGCGCAAAGTCATGTGAAGGTATCTTTTGAGATGCCTGAGTATACTGGTAATGTCGATGGTCTAGGAACACTTCGTATTCTTGAAGCTGTTCGTATTCTGGGTATGGAAAAGAAGTGTCGTATCTATCAAGCATCAACATCTGAGATGTATGGACTTGTTCAAGAGACACCTCAAAGTGAGACTACACCTTTTTATCCACGTTCTCCTTATGGTTGTGCAAAGGTCTATGCTTATTGGACGACTAAGAATTATCGAGAATCCTATGGAATGTATGCTTGTACAGGAATTCTTTTCAATCACGAATCACCTCGTCGTGGTGAAACTTTTGTAACCCGTAAGATTTGTCGTGGTCTATCACGTATTTCTGTGGGAGAGCAGAAGGTTTTGTATCTTGGAAACTTAGATGCGAAACGTGATTGGGGTCATGCAAAAGATTATGTTCGTGCTATGTGGTTGATGTTGCAACAAGATCAACCTGATGATTTTGTAATTGCTACTGGCGAACAGTATTCGGTGCGTGAATTTGTGGAAAGAACTGCACCATATTTTGGTATGAATATTGTATGGCATGGTGAAGGTGATGACGAGATTGGTATGGATAAAAATACCAAAAGAACTATTATTTCTGTGAATCCTAAATATTACCGTCCTGCTGAAGTTGAGACTCTTCTTGGTGATCCTACCAAGGCAAAAGAGAAACTTGGATGGGAACCTGAAATATCTTTTGACGAACTAATTGAGGACATGGTGCTTTATGGACAGTAATTCTAAAATCTATGTTGCTGGTCACAATGGTCTTGTGGGATCAGCAATTGTACGCAAACTAAAGGAACAGGGATATAATAATTTACTTCTCATCCCTAGAATTGAATGTGATCTTCGGGATAGTGAAGCAGTAGAAAATCTATTCTCTATTCATGAACCGGAGTATGTCATTCTTGCAGCAGCAAAAGTTGGTGGCATTCTTGGTAATAAAAATCATAAAGGCCAGATGATCTATGATAATCTGCAGATTCAAAATAATATTATTGATACTGCACAAAGTTATGATGTAAAAAAACTTTTATTTCTAGGTTCATCTTGCATTTATCCTAAGTATTGTGATCTTCCTATTAAAGAAGATTATCTTCTTTGTGGAGCATTAGAACCAACTAATGATGCTTATGCAGTTGCAAAGATTGCTGGTATCAAGATGTGCCAGTCTTATCATGATCAGTATGGTTTTAATGCTATCTCTGCTATGCCATGCAATTTGTATGGAATTAATGATAATTTTCATCCAGAAAATTCTCATGTTTTGCCTGGATTAATTCGTCGTTTCGACGAAGCAAAAACTCAACTACTTCCAACTGTTACCTGTTGGGGTGATGGTTCTCCACTTCGTGAGTTCTTGTTTGTTGATGACTTGGCAGACGCTTGTGTATACCTCATGAATAACTATGATGATCCTCAAGAGATTGTCAATGTTGGAACTGGAGAAGAGATTTCTATTCGTGAACTTGCTGAGATGATCGCAGAAGTTGTTGGATATCAGGGTCATATCATGTGGGACACTAGTAAACCTAACGGAACGATGCGTAAAGTTATGGACGTATCTAGAATTAAGGCAACTGGATGGAATCCTAAGGTAAGTCTTCGTGAAGGGATTCAAAAAACATATGAATGGTATAAAACTCAAGAAAAGGTAAGGTCATGAAAACAGCATTAGTATGTGGAGCAGGTGGCTTCATTGGAAGTCATATGGTTCGTCGTCTTAAGAAAGAGGGATATTGGGTTCGTGGTGTTGATCTAAAGTACCCAGAGTTTTCAGAAACAGAAGCAGATGAGTTCATCATTGGTGATTTGACTGATGATGCTTTGACACTTAGTGTTTGTAATCGATCTTTTGACGAGATTTATCAGTTTGCTGCTGATATGGGTGGTGCAGGTTATCTCTTTACTGGTGATAATGATGCAAATATTATGCATAATTCTGTTCAGATTAACTTGAATATTCTTCGTGCAGCATCAATTACTGCACATGATACAACTAAGATTTTTTATTCATCATCTGCTTGTGTATATTCCGAGTTAAATCAGGAAGAAATTGATCATATTGATACTTCAGAACCAAGTGCATATCCTGCACAACCAGATTCTGAATACGGGTGGGAAAAACTTTTTAGTGAAAGGCTATATTTTTCTTTTGCAAGACAATATGGTTTGGATGTAAAGGTTGGACGTTATCATAATGTTTTTGGTCCTGAGGGAACATGGACTGGTGGTAAAGAAAAAGTGCCTGCTGCTATGTGTCGTAAGGTTGCAGAAGTTCCTGATGTTGGTGGTAATGTTGAAGTTTGGGGTAATGGAGAACAAACACGTTCATTCTTATTCATTGATGAAGCAATCGAAGCAACATATCGTTTGATGCAATCTGATTGGAGTGGTCCAGTTAATATTGGATCTGAAGAGATGGTATCTATTAATGAATTAGTGGATGTTGTTTCTGAAGTTGCTGGTAAACCAGTTCGTAGAGTTCATAAGATCGATGCTAATTGTATTGGTGTAAAGGCACGTAACTCTAATAATGATTTAATTCGTAAGATGCTAGAATGGGATTATACAATGTCATTGAAAGAAGGTATTTCAATTACTTACGAATGGATTAATAATCAAGTTAATGGTGGTGACTAATGTTTCTAGTAGCAACTACAAGATCAGTATTATATGTCCGTGAAGACAATGTAATCACTCCCGTGGATCGTGGTAAAGGTCTTTACTATGGTCTAGCAAAAAGTTTTGGTAAGTATTATGTTGCTTGCCGCAATAGTGATCCAACTCACACAAATACTTTTATTCCACCAGAACAAGAAACTGGTGACATTATGGTCTTAGATAATAAACTAAGGTCTGAAACAATTCTTGAACCAGAAAATTTCAAACTACAAGACCTTCATGGTATTGGTTTCTGGAATGGTAAACTTCTCTGCACATCAAGTTATGGTGATTATATTGCAATCTATGATGGCGAGAAGTGGGATCGTTGGCAACCAATTCCACCACGAAGAAACTGTAGTTATAGAGACAGTCACCATCTAAACACTGTCTACGGAACTGATAATCGTTTATACATCCTTGCACATAACTGGGATAATGGTAGTTTTATCCTTGAGTTTGATGGTATTGGCCAACCGGCAAGACAAATTCACACCAATATGGGTGTTCAATGTCATGATCTTTGGTTATATGAGGGTGATATCTACACTCTGAGTTCTAAAGAAGGATGTGTAAGATCTACTGGTGGTTTCGTAAAAGATCTAGGTGGATGGGTACGTGGATTTGCTCATGTTGATGATCACTTCTGGGTCGGTGTTTCACCTACATCAAAGAGAAGTGATAGAGCATTTGGTGATGCTCTCATTCGTAAGTATGATGAGAACTGGAATCAAGTTGATGAACTTGTTTTAGAAGACGAAGGTCAAGTCCTAGCAATTCTTGACATCGGACGCAAAGCATCAAATCCACAACTCTCAATGTTATCATGAAGATTTATATTTGGGGTCACAAACTCCATGAACATACTCATAGTTACATTCATGCCTCATACTATAAGGCATTTGAATATCTTGGACACGAAGTCTATTGGATTGATTCAAGAGATGATCTAAGTCAATATGATTTTAGTGATTCTGTGTTCTTTACAGAAAACTTTGTAAAGGGTGGAATGCCTCTTCGTAAGGATTGTAAGTACATTACTCACCACATTGATACTAAGTATCTAACTGATGCTGGTGTTCCTTACGAAAATGTTTTGAAGTTGGGGAACTATCTACCAAGTCTAGAGGTTCATGAGAAGGTAGATCATCTAGCATATTGGGATCAGTCTACTCGTACTCTTTATCAAACATGGGGAACAGATCTACTACCTCACGAAATTGATGAGGATAATCCTGCTAAGTTCAGTCATAATAATAAGTCTCTGAATTATATTGGGATGTTGTATGAGCAAGGACCCTGGTGGGCACAATCATTTGCAGATATTCTCTGGGAAAAGAAAAGAGTTGAGTTTAAAGTCTTCACTCAAAATGCATCGTTTGAAGAAAACCTAGAGATGATTAGGTCATCTTATCTTTGTCCTGATTTTAGAAGTGATTGGCACTTGCAATGTGGATATATTCCGTGTAGAATATTCAAGAATATCAGTTATGGTAGAGTAACTGGAACTAATTCACCATTCGTAAAACGTGCATTTGGTGATTATGTTGCATACGGTGGAACACCAGATACTTTGTTTTCAAATCTATTGGAAGCAGATGCTGGTGGAGATATTGATATTAGAGAGGCAATGCTTTTCGTCAAAGAAAATCATACATTCATTAACAGAGTTAACACTATCTTGAAGTTCTTATGATCGGTTTTAATCATCTAGGTCAGCACGGAAGACTTGGTAATCAAATGTTTCAATATGCTGCACTCCGTGGTATCGCTGCATTACATGGATATGACTTTGCAATTCCGCAATCTGATTTTGCAGATGAGTGGAAAGATCATCAATTGTTTGAAACTTTCAAGATGCCAAATAGTAAAAATCGTGGGTATCAACTTCAACCTGAATACTATCAGGAGAGGCAGTTTCATTATGATCAGACATATGTAGATAATTGTCCTGATAAGATTTGCCTATTTGGATATTTTCAAACTGAAAGATACTTTGATCACATTACTGAAAGTATTCGTGAAGATTTTGAATTTAAAGATTTTATTGTAGAAACATGCCGGGAATTTATCGAACAAGTCAATAATCCTATTGCACTTCATGTTCGTAGGACTGATTATGTTTCTAAGGCAAAGGATCATCCACCTTGTAGCCTTGAATATTATCAAAAGGCACTATCAAAGTTTGATGAAGATCGTAATGTAATTGTATTCTCTGATGATCCAGAGTGGTGTAAGCAGCAAGAACTTTTTGAATCTGATCGATTTATGATTGCAGAAGGTAATGATAATCGTTATGATATGTGTTTGATTTCTATGTGTGATGATTTCATTATTGCTAATAGTTCTTTCAGTTGGTGGGGCGCATGGTTGGCAAATCGCGGAACTGTGATTGCACCTTCTCGATGGTTTGGTGATGATGGATACACGTCAAAGAATGATACTCGTGATATCATTCCAGAAAGGTGGGTTAAGTTATGATTGATTTATCAATTGCTATTCCCACATATGAGATGAGTGGAGTTGGTCCTGATTATCTTAGAGAACTCTTTGCAAGTATTGGAATGCAAACTTTTAAAAACTTTGAGGTTTGTATTTCAGATCATTCTAAAGATGATTCAATTTTAAAAGTTTGTGAAGAGTATTCTCAAGACTTCACTATTCAATACTTCAAGAATGAAGAGAACCGTGGTAATGGACCAGATAACACAAATTCAGCAATTGAAATGTGTTCGGCACCATATACTAAATTAATTTTTTCGGATGACTTATTCATTAGTGAAGATGCTTTTGAAATGATTGTTAGAACTTTTGATGCTACTGATTGTAATTGGTTGTTTAATGGGTTCATGCATACTTCTGATGGAAAAAACTTTGGAAGACCCATGATTCCCAGATGGTGTGATATGATGTTGGAAGGAAGAAACCTTCTTGGTTCTCCTTCTTGTGTTTCATTTAAGACTGATAAATTTATGGGATTTGATACTAAATTAAAACTTTTAATGGACACTGATTTCTATCATCGGATGAGATGTGAAAATGGTGCTCCTGGTTTAATTGAAAAATACTTGATTGCAAATCGTGAGCATTCAAATCGTATCAGTTCATCTGGAGTTAATTATGATCATAAGATAAATCATCCTGAAGGTGGATGGTTGGTAAATAAAAAAGAATTAGAATATGTTTTAGAAAAAAATAAAAATACTAACTACTCAGATGAAACAAATTGATTTATCAAATGCGACTTTCATCATTCCTATTCGGTTAGAATCTAATGATCGTTTGAGGAATGTAATTACGAGTTTGTGTTATATTCTTACAAACTTTAAAACAAACATCATAGTTCATGAAGTTGATTCCGAATCTGTGTTTGCAGAAAATGCTCTGCCACAGATTACGGAATTTCTTGATGGAAATGTAGAAGGACTTGAGCATATTTTTGAACAATCTGATTCATCAGCATTTCATAGACAACGTGTTCTGAATGATATGTTGATGAAATCTAAAACAAAAGTTGTTGTAAATTATGACTGTGACATTCTTCTTCCAAGAACGACATATAAACATGCATATGATATCATTAATAATGAACATGCAGATTTAATTTATCCTTATGGGGATGGTAATTGGCAAAAACAGATTTTTGCTGATGATGAATTAGTCTCAAATTTTCTTTCTAACAATTTTAATTTCAACATTCTATTGAAAAAATCTAAGACATACATGTCAAAGTATGGATTTTGTCAATTTTTTAATCGTGATGTTTATATTGAAGGTGGAATGGAGAATGAAAACTTTATTGCATATGCTCCAGAAGATGTAGAGAGATATCATAGATTTACAACTCTAGGATATCGAGTTGGTAGAATACCTGATTGGGTATATCATTTGGAACATGAAAGAACACATAATTCTTGGTTAAACAACCCACATATGAAAGAAAATAATGATGAGTGGGAAAAAGTTAAATTGATGAGTGCATCTGAACTGAGAGAATATATTACCGGACAAAAATATTACATTAATAGGTTATGAAAAAGATCGCAGCTATTACATCTTCTATTGGGACAAACGAATTAATTAGTCCTGATAAGTGGTCAGATAAAGTGGATTATCATGCTTTCGTTGAACCCCATAAGACATCAGTTGGTGACATGTGGGATAGACATGAGTATGTTAGTTTTTCTTTAGATCCAAAATATAAAAATAGAAGAGATGCAAAAATTTATAAGGTATGCCCACATTTATTTTTACCTGAATATGAGTATTATATTTGGTTAGATTCAACTCATATTTTGGAAGCAGACCCTGATGAACTAATTGATGAATATTTGAAAGGATCTGATATTGCTGTATTTAAACATCCAGAGAGAGATTGTGTTTATGACGAAGGTGAACTTGTAAAGAAAATAAAGTATGATCATCCCAACTTAATAGAGGAACAACTTGACTTCTATCGATATATGAACTATCCTGAGCATAATGGATTATACGAACTTCCTGTGAGAATTCAGAGGAATAATGGTAGAACTCGGCAACTTGGATTAATGTGGTGGGAGCAAATTTGTATGTTTTCTTCAAGAGATCAAATTAGTTTTCCCTTTGTTTGTAATCAACTAAATATCAAACCAAACATTATGCCGGGAAGGGCTAATACAATTAGAGGTAATTCATTAATGCCACAAGTAGTAAGTTCAAATCATAGTAGAGTTGGTTGATGTGTAGTTTTCTTTTTACTAATGCGGAAGTAAATGATTTTGATTACACAAATCATTACATGAAGTTTCGTGGTCCTGATGCCACAAGCAGTATCAATGTAAATGAATATACATTTGCTCATAATATCCTCTCTATCACCGGAAACTTTACACCACAACCATTTGTGGATCATGATGATGAGATTGTATGTGTATATAATGGGCAGATCTATAACTATGATGATTATGGTGATTATAGTTCTGATGGTGAGTGTATTATTCCCACATATAAAAAGTTTGGAGAACGTGCATTTGTTACATTAGATGGTGAGTTTGCAATTGTTCTTGCGGATTTTAAAAACAATCTTTTACATCTAGTTACAGATCCTTTTGCGACGAAACCATTATGGTATGGTATTGATGGGGATAAAATTGGTGTTGCTAGTTACGAATCTGCTGTCAAGTCTCTTGGTTTCCGAAAGGTAATTAAACAAGATGCCAATAAAATTCTTACTTTCAATTTAGAAACTAAAGAATTTATCAAAGAGATGCCTACTTATGAGTTCATTCTTCACCAGTTTAACGATTCTTTTGATGGATGGATGAGTGCATTTAAAGATTCTATTCGTAAGAGAACTCGTGGAATTCGTGAAAAAGTATTCATTGGGTTATCTAGTGGGTATGATAGTGGTGGTATTGCTTGTGAACTGAATAATCAGAATATTTCATATAAAGCATATGCTGTAGTTGGCAATGAAAACCAAGATATTCTTAATGAAAGGTTCTCAATGTTTAATTTTGGTTCTACCGGAGAGTATCTTCAGGATAATCGTTGGGCATATAAAGAGTATATTAATAAGAATGTAGAAGAGTTTAAGTACCGTATCTACTCTTCTAGTAGTGATTATAATGAGTTTAACACTAGACTGCAGGATGACAATGGATCCTGTGGTCTTTCTATGATTTGTGATGTTGCTAGAAAGGAGGGGCATAAGATCTATCTCTCAGGATCTGGGTCAGATGAAATCTTCTCTGACTATGGATTTAATGGTGAGAAGAAGTTTCTTCATAGTAATTTTGGTGGACTATTTCCTGAGGACTTGTCAACAATCTTTCCTTGGGCTTCATTTTACGGAAGTACTATGGTATCATATCTTGCGAAGGAAGAGTATGTTGCTGGTTCATATGGTATAGAAACACGTTATCCATACTTGGATAAATACGTCGTTCAAGAATTTTTGTCACTGACACATACACTAAAGAATTCAAAGTATAAGTCTGTGCTTGATGAGTATCTGACTAGATCAAACTATCCATTTGAAAAAAATATTAAGAGAGGTTTTTGATGTCGTCCACATTATCTAAAGAAGTTCTTCTAAAGCATAAGAAGAATAATATATTTGTAGAAACAGGAACACTTTGGGGTGATGGAGTTGCAGTTGCTCTAGAGTGTGGATACGATAAGGTGATCAGCATTGAGATTGATCCTGAACGTGTTGCAGCAAACTCTGAAAGGTTTGCTGATGAGATTGCAGAGGGTCGTGTGGAACTTGTTGAGGGTGACACCTTTGATGTCTTTGAGGGCATTGTGGAGGGTCTAAAGGAACCAGCAACATTCTGGTTAGATGCTCACTGGGACAATGATGGAGCACCAATTGGTGAGTATAAGTGTCCACTTCCATTTGAACTTGATACGATTGCAAAGAGTGATATTAGAACTCATACTTTGATGATTGATGATCGTAGATTGTTTGGTGATGAAGGAAGTACTTGGGGAAATACAATCGATGAATATGCAATCTATGAGCAGGTAACTGCTATTAATAGTTCATACTTTATTACATATGAGGATGGACATGTGGAAGATGATGTTATTGTAGCTTATTGTTGATTATGAAGTATAATGTTTTCACTACGGCTAATAAGTCGTACTTTCCTTTTGTTGATGTTCTTGTAAATTCCTTAACTGAGAATTGTCCAAATCTCAGTCGCATTTATATTGCAGACTGTGGTCTAGATGAATATCGTAAGTATCTTCAAGATAAAGACAATGTGTGCATTATGGACACAGATGTCACTGATGAATATGCTGGTGTTCATTCTGAAGGTTGGGTAAAAGCAACTCAACAAAAGACTAGAGTTCTGAGCAAACTCCTGACTATGATGGACTTTGAAGACCCACTCATTATGATTGATAGTGATGTGTGCGTCCTAGAAGATTTGGCACAGGTCATTGACAAAGAGTTTGATATGCAAGTGACCACAATGAATACTGGTGGTCATACTCGTGCTGATGGAATCTTTATCAGTGAGATTGCAAGTTTCTTGATTATTAATAACCGCAGTCTTGGTAAGGTCTTTGTTCAGAGTTGGATCGATCAGATGGAAGAGTTTGCTGAAAATGAAACTCCATTCCCCCATGAAACTCCTGCACTAAATATGACTTTGCAGAATAACAACTTCCTTAATATTGGTTATCTGAAAGAATTGGAAGTTTGTGCAGATCAAGAGTTGACTCCTAATACTCTTTCTGTTCATTTTAAGAGTAATGGTTCCACAAAGAATAATCCTGTAGTAAATTTTGAAAGTAGAGTAATGTCTGTCAATAATAGAACTAATAATGATCTTGAAGTTGACAAATATTTGAATGAAGAAATGTATGATCAATGGAGATCTGAATATGAAACTAACTGATATTCATAAACAATTTAAGACTGATAAAGGAACTGCTCACGACTATATTCGTTGGTATGAGCAGACATTCTCCGATCGTAGAACTGATGAAATGAATGTTCTTGAGATTGGCGTATTATTTGGTGGTTCACTCAAGATGTGGGAGTACTACTTTGAGAACTCTAACATATATGGTGTAGAAAACTTTTCTCAAGAAGATGGTCAATGGCATTATCAGTATGAACCAGTAGATGGTGATGCTGTTATGGAGGATGTGAATAGTCATGAACGGATTACTCTATTCAACTTTGATTGTGAAAATCTAAATCATATTCAGGAACACTTTGGTGATCTAAAATTCGATATTATTATTGATGATGCCAATCACAAATTGACTCAGCAAATGAAAAATGCTGAGAATTACATTCCATATCTTAATGATGGTGGCATCTATATTTGTGAGGATGTGCAAACTGCTCAGGGCGCACAAGAACTTTGTGAATTTGTTTTAGAATTATATCCTGAAGCACAAACACATATGATTGAATGTGATCTAAACAGAAAATCGGACGATAGGTTAGTAGTAATCATATGAGAACTTTAAACATCTATTGTGACGGTGGATTTGGAAATCGTTATGGAACTTTGCTTGGCGGACTTGCCGTAGCAAACTATCATAAAATGCGTCCAGTTGTTGTCTGGAGAGATACTTCTGCATGTCGTTTACCATTTCATGAAATCTTTACGTCTGATATAGATGTTGTTGATCAACCACTACAGGATTTTTCCAATAGCATTCTCTTCATGCATGAAGATTTTATTCAAGGAGTTAAAAATTATAACATTAATTCCTTTGTATCTATTGATGATCTTCCAATGTCTAACTGTGGATCATATGTTTACAATAATAATTGGATTCCTCAATGGATGGATGAAGATCTTGTTATTGAAGCAGGTAAACAGTTAAAGTTTGTCGATAAAATTAAAAACTTTTGCGATCAATATTGTAGAAAACATTCTATAAATTCATTTACAATTGGTATTCATTTAAGAGCAACGGATTTTAATACTTATGTTCCTAAGTTTGATAAGGAGTGGAAATGGGTTGAAGGACAACCAGATGAAAAGTTTTTTGTCCTATCTGATGATCCAAAAATTGAAAAGAAATTTAATAAACTTGATAATGTAATTGTTCGTATGAAAGAACATTATGTTGAAAAAGAAAATAAGAATGCTAGTTGGTGTGGAAATGTAGAAAGAAGTTCCGAAAGTGTTATGGATGCACTTTTGGACTTGACAATTCTTTCTAAAACAAATATTATGATTAACTCACCCAGCTCATTTTTAAAAACTGCTCTGTTATTACGCAAGATTAATGGATAAAAATAAGTCAACTTACAAACTTCAAGGTTTTGGTCCTATCTATTATCTCAATCTCGATGGTCAACCAGAGAGACGTGAGTTTATGGAGAACCAATTTAAGTATTGGGAGATTGAAAACTATGAAAGGATCTCTGCTTATGATGGTAGAGAAGATGATCTGAGTGACATCCTTAAGGGTCGTTATCCTGAGAGAATGACACCCGGTGAGATTGGATGTGTTACATCACACCTGAAAGCAATCAGACATTGGTTGGACACTTCTGATTCACCCTATGCAGTTTTCATGGAAGATGATTGTAGTCTTGACCTTGTAAGGTTCTGGCCATTTACTTGGAGAGATTTTTATTCTCGTCTTCCATATGACTGGGACTGTGTGCAGATTTCTATTATTTGTACAGGTGATATTCATGTCAGGCTTCACAAACGTTTTGTGAACGATTTTTCAACGGCGTGCTATATTATGAATCGTCGGTATGCTGAAAAGATTATGCATTTTCACGTCAAGGGTGCCGATAAATATAAACTGGATAATGGTGTAAAACCACGTCCAGTTGCAGATGACCTCCTATATAACGCAGGTAATACTTATGCAGTTCCTTTGCTTCTGTATAAGACTGAGTTAGGTTCTTCTATTCATCCTGAGCATGTGGATGTGTTCCATAAGCAAAATTATCAATCTCAGTGGAATTATTGGGAAACTTCTGGTTCTACAATGAGTTTGGCAGATTTGCTAAATTATGATCCGTACTTAGGTCGGATCACGGAACCTTCACAAAAGGGTTGACAGAATTTAACATTTACTATATAATTATGTTGTAAATCTTTACAAACTAAGATGACTGTTACTACTGAAGATGGTGGAAGGCAAAATATGTTTGCCAAAGAACCAAAAATGTATGTGTCTCAAACTGATGCTGAACGATATGGTTACGAAACTTATGCGGAACGTGCAGAAAAACTCAATGGACGCACGGCTATGCTAGGATTTGTAGCAGCAGTCATTTCTTATGCTGCAAGTGGTAGTGTATTTTTCTTCGGAGCATTTGGTTTCTGATGACAACACTACTTTTTACTGTAACTAGTATTGTATTTTTTGTTTTACTATGTTATTCTATTGAACAACTTACTCCAACTTACATTCCAATCGAGGTAAAAGAAAATGAATGAAAACGCAGAACGTATTAATGGTTGGGCAGCAATGCTTGGTGTC